TTCTGATGCATTTCGATGGTCACTATACTCGTACACAAAACGGTCTCCAAGAATTTAAAAATTGATTATGAACATTTCTCCTGAAACTCTGAATATCCTGAAGAACTTTTCTTCCATCAACTCTTCGTTAGTTGTGAAGAAAGGAAACGTTCTTCGGACTATTTCTCCTGCAAAAAATATCCTCGCTAAATATCAGTGTACAGAGACCTTTGATAAGGACTTTGCACTCTATGATCTGAATGAGTTTCTTGGTGGTCTGTCTTTGTTCAAAGATCCAGAGTTTGACTTTGGTGATGAACAGTATGTGACAATCAAGAGTGGTCGTTCTAAGGTGAAGTATTTCTTCTCCGATCCGAGTGTGATTACTGCTCCTCCAGAAAAAGATATTGATCTTCCTTCTGTTGATGTTGAGTTTACACTTTCAGATTCTGATCTGACTTCTCTTCTTCGTGCATCTAGTGTGTATCAACTTCCCGATCTTTCTCTGATTGGAAAGGATGGTGAGATGTCGTTGGTTGTTCGTACAAAGAACAATGACACTTCTAACAACTACTCTGTGAACGTTGGTACTACAGATAATGAGTTTGTGTTCAACTTTAAAGTTGAGAACCTCAAGATGCTCTCGGGAGTGTATACTGTACAAATCTCCAAAGCCAACATCTCTATGTTCACCAGTGAGAAATGGAATCTTTCTTATCTGATTGCTTTGGAACCTGATTCCACTTTTAATTGATTATTTTTTGAGGAAGACTAAATGAGTGATTTTCTTTGGGTTGAACAGTACAGGCCAAAAGTTATTGATGATTGTATTCTTCCTGACCATATCAAAACTACTCTGAAGGACTTTGTTAATAAAGGAGAGATTCCTAATCTTCTCCTTTCTGGTCCTCCAGGTATTGGTAAAACAACCGTAGCAAAAGCTTTATGTAACGAACTTGGTGTAGATTCATATGTCATTAACGGATCCGACGAAGGTAGATTCCTTGATACTGTTAGAAACCATGCGAAAAACTTCGCTGCGACCGTATCGCTTACGGCAACTGCTAAACACAAAGTCATCATCATTGATGAGGCAGATAACACAACCAACGACGTTCAACTCCTCCTACGGGCGTCTATTGAGGAATTTAGTAAAACTTGCAGATTCATCTTCACCTGCAACTACAAAAACAAAATCATTGAACCGCTCCACTCTAGATGTGCAGTCTTTGATTTCTCAATTCCAGGAAAACAAAAACCAGTTGTCGCATCAAAATTCTTCAACCGTATCAGGACTATTCTTGAGACAGAGGGTGTTGAATATGATGAGAAAGTTGTCGCTGAAGTAATCAGTAAATACTTTCCTGACTGGAGACGAGTTCTAAACGAACTGCAGAGGTATTCTGCAAGTGGGAAAATTGATACTGGTATCCTTGCAACTATTGCAGATGTCAATATCAAAGATCTCGCTGCAAACATGAAAGAGAAAGATTTTTCTGGTGTTCGTAAATGGGTTGTAGAAAACCTTGATAATGATACTGCATCCATCTTTCGTAAAGTCTATGAGACGATGTATTCTGTTCTGGAACCTGCATCTATTCCACAGGCTGTTCTCATCTTTGCTAAATACCAATATCAAGCCGCATTTGCAGTTGATCAAGAGATCAATGTTCTTGCTTGCTTTACCGAACTAATGTGTGATTGTAAATTCAAATGAACGTAAAACTGATTCGTATGTCTTCTGGTGAAGACGTTGTTGCTACTGTTGTGAATGATGCAGATGGAATTCTCACCGTTCAGGATGCGATTGTTGCAATTCCTACTGGACAGGGACAGATGGGATTTGCTCCTTGGTCTCCTATTCTCAGCAAAGAAGAAAAAGAAATCCCCGTAAATAAAAATTTTGTGGTCTATATTGCAGAAGTTAATTCTGATATTGTTGATCAATACCGACAAATGTTTAGTACAATTGTAACTCCTGATAAGAAGATCATTGTCTGATGAACTACATTACCAAGTCTGACATCAACCAGTTTGGATCATACTCAGACCGAAAAAATAACTTTGATGATGACAAAGAAATTGATGTCATGATCAATTTTTTACAAGGTGTATATGAGAATGATCCATCCATAACATATAAACCAAAACCAGATGGTGATTATGGTGTTGACTTGGGTGTATATTGGGGAAGTAAATTAGCTACAACTGTAGATGTAGAACGATGGAGTGCCTGGACTGATGACTGGCCCGAATTCTATAGACATGTAAGTTTCTTGGGACGTAAAGAGAAATTCCTCAAAAAAGGTGTTGGGTTTCTCATGGCGTATTTTAACTTTGATTTGACTAAAGTTATTGTCGTTGACAAACAAACAATCTTACAGTATCCTACTGTTGATAGACACACTAAGGGAAAGGTAGATCGCATCAAAAAAATACATTTTGATGGTGCAAGACTGTATGGTTCAAATCTTACAGAACGTGAAAAGTCCCTGTTTAAAAAACATTATTATTGTGAATTGAAATGATCTTATCTCCAGAAGACACTCTGTATGCATACGAAAAGATCAAGGAGGCTTACGGTTCTATCAACCGTATTGATGATTATTTTCGGATGAAAAAGATTGAACGTATCAAAGAAATTCCAACTCCGTTGTTTGGTCTTTCCATGGAAGATGATATGTTCCAGAAGTATGATATGCATCCCGAAGATATGAATTTTCGTATCGTCACTCCAGATCATACTACCTTCAATACTCTTCTGGAAATGACTGCATCATTTACCTATGAGGAGGCGCCTGGGAAGGAACAGAAGCTAATCCTCCAGGAGACCACCACAGGGACCGCTGTGGGGTTCATTAAGCTGGGTTCTCCCACCATCAACTCCAAACCCCGCAACGACTGGCTTGGAGGGACGCCTGACCTCACCATCTTCAATCGTAGGGCCATCATGGGGTTTATTATTGTCCCCGTGCAACCGTTTGGTTTTAACTATCTCGGTGGTAAACTTCTGTCGTTGGTTTGTTGTTCTCATGAAGTTCGTGAGATGCTAAATAAGAAGTATGACACAGAAATGTGTTTGTTTGAAACTACTTCTCTGTATGGAAACATCAAAGGAACCAGTCAGTATGATGGTATGAAACCATTTCTACGTTATCGTGGAGATACTGAATCTAAGTTTCTTTTGACCCTTCCAGATTTCATCTATCATGATCTTCACAAGTGGTTCATTCAGAAGAACGATGGTGAACAACTAGTACACAAAGGTGCTTCTAGTCGCAAACTCAAGATTCAAACAAAGATGATTTCCATCATCAAGAACTCTCTGAAAGAAAATCATCCAGAGATGCACAAGGAGTTTGTTAACTTTATCAAGTCACGGGAAGATATCACAACTAAGAAACGTTTCTATATGTCCGACTATGGATATGAGAATGTCAAAGATGTTCTTCTCGGAAACACAGAAACCCTGATTCCAAACAAAGAAAACTTTGACAAGTTCTATTTTGAGAACATGGTGAAGTGGTGGAAGAAGAAAGCCTCTAATCGTTATGAGAGACTGAAGGAAGAGAAGTCTGTCCGAACTAATCTTGAAGTTTGGAACGCTAATACTATGAACACAATTGATATTATCCGATGACTCTTACAAAATTTCTACGCGATACTCAATACGAGAAAACTATCAGGATTCTAGTCTATCCGAACATTACATATTCCAAGGATCTTACTAAGGATAGTTATATCCAGGTGATCACTAACATGATCACGGAGTTGAATAAAATTAGAACTGATTTGTATTTCTATCTGATTCTCCCAGAGTTTTTGGAGATGCTTGACTTTCCAAATACTCATCAGTACCTCATGGAGTATCCTACTTATCCTCCAACGATGAGATCTCACTTTGATGTGAAGAGGTTTCAGGAGATTGTAGGACATGACATTGATATTGATCTAGTTTTCAGCCATCTACCAGAACATACTCATGCAGTCAAAAATGTCATCGGTAATATTACTCACCACACTCCTTTGTACTTTGGGTATTGCCATTGGTTTGATCTGGACAATGTAGTGTCTTGGTCTGTTCCAAGTTTTGATCAAAACATTCTGGGTGTTCTAGAGATGGAGAAGTGTTATCTGAATACTCAACATCAAAAGGATCTGGTGATTGATCAAGCTCTTAAAACTTTCAGTGTTGATAAAGTATTTAAACTGAACGCTGTACTTGAAGTTCAACATCTCGGAGTTCAGGAATATGATATTGTTCCACCTCTGAAGTCAACGAATAAAACTATCGTCTTTAATCATCGTCCAGATGCATATAAAGACTTCAGTAATTTCATGAAGGTTATTGAGAAACTGAGAGAAGAACGTCAGGATTTTGATGTATGGATTCCTTTGCTTGATACATCTCCACACTCCTGGATTGATATCTCTAAGTATAATAAAGAACGGTACTACAGGAAACTTCAAACCTGCAGAGTTGGATTTTCTCCAAGACAAGTTTATGGTGGGTGGAGTGTATCTACAACTGATGGTATTATGAATGGTTGTCCATTCATCATGTATGATGCTCCTTATTACCACGAACTAAATCCTGTTGCAGATTTCTTTTCGGATTATCCACAAGCCATTGAACTTCTAAACAAGTATCTTGATGATGAAGTTTACAGGAATGAAAAGGTCAAACAATCACAAACTCACATGAGAACCAATCTCATTTATGCAGATGAGATTATCAACATGAGTAACTACATTGATTATTTGATCAGTAAACTGAAGACTACCAATACTCCAGTTACAGATAAACTTATCGCAACAATCAAAGAGAAAGGACAGATCACCAAACGTGAGTTGTTCAGAGATACTCTTGGTTGGGGCCGTGGTATGAAATTTGGTCCTTATCGTCGTGCATTAATTAAACACCCCAACATCTATGATACAATGGATGAATCACCTACTTATTGCTGGATTGAAAAATGAAATGTGAAGTGACTTTATACAAAGCCGGAACGGTTTTTAAGGAAGAAGTGATTGCAACAGACTATAAAAATGCAAAGGAAGTTGCAATTGCAAGAAATCCTGGTGCTAAAGTTGTTGGTGTTACTGCGGTATTTAAATAATGGAACTGAAAGACTGGTTGAACTCTATTAACACAAATAAAAAGAATCTGATTGATGAGGATCCAGACTCTGTGAAAGAGTATGCACCATACATCATCAATAAGTGTATGTCTGGTCACTTAGACACGGTTCTTCTTGCTAACGAAATGAACATCAATAGTCAGTTAGACAAGAAGATGCAATATGACTTTTTTATAAATATTGTGAGGCCTAGAAAGAGGTTTTCCCCTTGGTTAAAGAAGGAGAAGATTGAATCTTTGCAGGTTGTAAAACAATATTATGGTTATAGTGAAGAGAAAGCTAAAAGTGCTCTCAAAATTTTGACACAAGATCAAATTGACTTTATTAAACAAAAGATGAACCGTGGAGGAAAACAATGAGTGACCAACTAGAGTATAACTGGTCTCAGGATCAAATGGTTGAAGTAGTCCTGAAAGAACCTGATGATTTTTTGAAAGTACGAGAAACTCTCACTAGAATTGGTGTAGCATCTCGCAAAGAGAAAAAGATCTATCAGTCTTGCCACATTTTGCATAAACAGGGCAAGTACTATATTGTACACTTTAAAGAACTGTTTGCACTTGATGGTAAGAAAGCAAACCTGTTTGTAAACGACGTGCAACGTCGCAACCGTATTGCACAACTTCTCTCCGACTGGGGACTGATCACAATTGTTGATGCATCCAGAGTTGAAGATGCAGCACCACTCAGTCAAATTAAAGTTCTTGCTTATAAAGATAAGGGAGAATGGACTCTGGAAAGTAAGTATAATATTGGCAAGAAAAAAGTTGAAGCATAAAAAAGGAGGGTTACCCCTCCTTGAAATGTTTCTTTCCTTTTCTTCGTTCAACCCTCCGAATTTCGGGGGGTTGTTTTTTTATAGGAAATCTTCTTTGCTCTGTAAATAGACCATCATTTGTAATGATCCTAGCAAGAACAAGAATCTGAACCAATAATTTCATCCTAGAGTTGCAATGTAGTATTGTGCTTCTTGGAGTCTCTTTTGCTTTTTAATTTGTTTACGAATTACATCTAACCAGTTCATTGTGCTACCTCCTGATTCTTGCAGGGACGGTATGCAACACCACGATAAGTATTCTGTGGATGTGCTGGTGCATGTGTCTGCGAATACCACTTACGATATTCTTCTTTAGGGGTATCAGTATTATACTGACAACCTCTGTAGGTTGCTTGTGACATTAGGGTTCTCCTTAATTTTTAGGCTAAAGAGCGTTCCTTCAGTCGGCGTTTGCGTTCGCTATTTGCAAATAGCGAATGAACGATCCGTTCCGCGTCGGCTTACTTCCGTCCACAAAAGTGGATGAACGTGCAGATATTTATCAACCTACCGTTGTAACATTTGATACAAAAATCCAGGTAAACATTATTGTGTAGTAGATTGAACCAAAAATAAGAATAGTCTTAATCATGATGGATATGCGTGTGTAAGTCCCCAAAAAACAAATAATCCAATTGAACCAAATAAGCAGATACTAGTGAGTATTAGTTTTATCATCTTTTGTTTCCAAGTATGCTAGTCTTAGAATGTAATAAATTACATATGCGGTGCCGGCAAGACCAACACCGAGAATTGTAAAAACTCCCCATGGTAATTCACTCATCGTTTTCATCCTCGTATGTACATGGTTCTTCAAATAATTCCATCATCTTTTGTTGCATTACAAGATCTTGTAATTCTTTAATATCTTCTTCTGTAATAATCATTCCTCAAATGACATTAGAATGTGTCCGTATTGTCTATGGTAATCTAGATGCTTCTTCCCCCAAGGTATCACTCTCCACTCGGTAGTGCCGTCGTGTTTAAGAAGTAAAATTCGTAATTTTCTCATCTAGAGACTTTATAGGTATTTATTCGGATGACCGAAAAAATATGTTCGGATGTCACGGTTTGCAAAAAATAGAGTTTGTGATTAAATAGTATGGAACGCCTTCGGGGTTCACTACCTATTAGACGCTCAAAGGAGGTCACTATGTCAACTCTATCCAGATACACCACCGCTGATATTCCAGCAATTCTTGACAATCTATATAATCTAGATGATTGGTTCACAAGAATCAAAACTTATCCAAATACCATGCCATCAAACTATCCACCATATAATGTAGTAAAAGTTGACAACAGCAATGTTGTTATTGAAATGGCAGTAGCAGGATTCAAGAGAGAAGAACTTGAAGTAACAACTGAGAAAAATATTCTCACAGTTTCTTCAACTAAAGTAGAGGAGGAAGATACTAGAGAGTATGCATACAGAGGTTTAGCGAGAAGGTCATTTAAAAAGTCCTGGGAAATCTCTGGAGATTCTGTTGTTGATCATGTAACATATGAAGATGGAATTCTATCAATTCACATCAAACAAATTATTCCAGAAGAGAAGATGAAAAAGGTGTATGATATTAAATAAATAGTATCGCTACCCCCCAATATCGTCGGCATCGGAAAGGGGCCCTGGTCAGAATCAGGAGCCCCTTTCCTCTTGCGTTTTTTAGCTACCTGTGGTATAGTGGTAGCATGAGTCCTATGCGTGATTACTATGAATGTTCAACTGCTTCTATTGATTTCAAATGATTATATTATCTGTGATCTGGAAGAACTTGACGAAGAACCTTCTGTGTACATGAAAAATCCTTACAAGGTTGATTCGTTGACTTATTGGGATTACAATGATGATGACAAACACTTTCCTCCAGACAACGCAGTGTTCTTGAGAACAACTGAGGAAAGAAATATTAAAGATCAAAAAGAAATAATTTCAGTTCAAACTGATTATGCTCAACTTACAAAGTATCCAGATTTTACAAACGATGATGATGTGTTGATGAGATCTGATAGAATCATCACCGTTGTGGAACCATCTCCAGAAGTTTTAAACCTTTACACCAAACTTATCTCTAAATGAATTTTTACACGAACATTCAACTAGTCTCCGATCAAATTCTTTATCGTGGATATGAAAACGGTGAACGTGTAATGTATCGTGATAAAATGTCCCCTACATTATTCGCTCCATCTAAGAAAGAAACTAAGTACAAAACTCTAGATGGTCAGTTTGTAAAACCTATCAAGTTCCTGACTGTTCGTGAAGCCAGAGACTTCATCAAAAAATATTCTGAGGTTGGGAACTTTGATATTTACGGATACGAAAGGTTCCTGTATCAGTATATTGCTGATAAGTATCCTCAGGATGAAATTCGTTTTGATATGTCTAAGATGAACATTGTTTGTCTTGATATTGAGGTTGAGTGCGAGAATGGATTCCCTGATGTGGAAAGTGCATCTGAGGAGATTCTATGTATCACTGTAAAGGATCTGAATACAAAACAACTGATTGTTTGGGGAACCCGTGAGTTTGAAAACAAACGTGATGATGTAACTTATGTTGATTGTTTTGATGAGAAGAGACTTCTTCATGAGTTTCTGACTTGGTGGACTCAGAACACTCCAGACGTTATTACTGGTTGGAACGTATATCTTTACGATATTCCATACATCGCTCGTCGTCTGGAACGTGTATATTCGGAGAAACATATGCGTTCTCTGTCTCCATGGAATCTGATTAACTATCGTGAGTTTATGAATCAGGGTCGTAAGAATATTGCTTACGATCTTGGTGGTGTATCTTGTCTTGACTATCTTGATCTTTACAAGAAGTTTACTTATACCAACCAAGAATCTTATCGTCTTGATCACATTGCATTTGTTGAACTTGGTGAAAAGAAACTTGATCACAGTGAGTATGAAAACTTCAAAGCTTTCTATACTTACAACTGGCAGAAGTTTGTGGAATACAACATCCATGACGTAGAACTTGTTGATCGTCTTGATGACAAGATGAAACTGATTGAGTTGTGTTTGACTATGGCGTATGACGCAAAACAAAACTATGAAGATGTCTATTCTCAGGTGAAGACTTGGGACAATATTATCTTCAACTATCTCAAGAAAGATAACATCGTAGTTCCTCCAAAGATTGTTAACAAGAAAGATGCAGCATATGCAGGTGCATATGTGAAAGAACCAAAACCTGGATTGTATGACTGGGTTGTGAGTTTTGACTTAAACTCTCTGTATCCTCACTTGATCATGCAGTACAACATCAGTCCAGAAACTCTGGTTGATGAAAAACATCCAAGTATCAATGTTGATAAAATCCTGACACAACCAATCATCTATGATGATAAGTATTGTGTTTGTGCAAATGGTGCTCAGTATCGTAAGGATATTCAGGGGTTTCTTCCAAAACTTATGGAGAAGATCTACAACGATAGGACAATCTTCAAGAAGAAGATGCTTGCTGCAAAACAAGAGTATGAGAAAACTCCTACTGATGAATTAATGAAGGAGATTGCACGTTGCAATAACATTCAGATGGCGAGAAAGATCTCTCTCAACTCTGCTTATGGTGCAATTGGTAATGAATACTTCAGGTATTTCCGAATCACAAATGCAGAAGCTATTACTTTGTCTGGTCAAGTTTCTATCCGTTGGATTGAAAACAAGATGAATGAATATCTAAATAAGATTTTAAAAACAGACGGAGTAGATTATGTTATCGCTTCTGATACCGATTCCATTTATCTGCATATGGATCCTGTGGTTCAAACTGTATTCAAGGGACGAGAGAAAACTGATGCGAGCGTTGTCAACTTCCTTGATAAGGTCTGTAAGGTGGAACTTGAAAAATATATTGAAGGTTCTTACAAAGAACTGGCTGAAAAAGTAAACGCATTCAGTCAGAAGATGCAGATGAAACGGGAGAACATTGCTGACCGTGGAATCTGGACCGCAAAGAAGCGTTACATTCTAAATGTATGGGACAGTGAAGGAGTTCGTTATGAAACGCCGAAACTTAAAATCATGGGTCTTGAAACTGCGAGATCTTCTACACCCGCTTATTATAGAGATAAACTCTATGAAGCGTTCAAGATTATTATTAATAGTGATAATGATAGTCTTATTAAGTTCATTGACAAGATTCGTATTGATTCTCGCAATCAAGATATTGCAGATATTTCTTTCCCTCGTTCTCTTAATAATCTGAAGAAGTATTATAGTTCCTCTGACTTATATCAGAAGGGAACTCCTATTCAGGTTCGTGGTGCTATTCTATACAATCATCTTCTCAAGAAGAAGAAACTGGAGAACAAGTATCCACCAATTCAAGAAGGAGAGAAGATCAAGTTTGTTTATCTGAAGGAACCTAATCCAATTGGAGAAAACATTATTGCTTATTTTCAAACTCTTCCAGCGGAGTTTAACTTGAACAAGTATATTGATTACGATATGCAGTTTGAGAAAAGTTTTCTGGAACCACTTAGAAATGTTCTAGATACTATTGGTTGGCAAGTGGAACGTCGGGGAACACTTGAATCTTTCTTCACTTGATGGTATACTGTAAAAAAAGGAGTACGTATGAGTTTTCTTAAATCTGTTATTAAAGAACTGGACAATGAATTTGCGTCGGTTGCTGATGAAGGAGTCGCTGCTGGTGACTGTGATGGTTTCGTGGATACTGGCAGTTATATTTTTAATGCACTCCTGAGTGGAAGTATCTATGGTGGACTTCCTTCCAATAAGATTACTGCACTTGCTGGAGAATCTAGTACTGGTAAAACATTCTTTGCCCTGTCTATTGTTCGTTACTTCCTAGAGAATAATCCTACAGGAGAAGTAATCTATTTTGAATCTGAATCTGCAGTAACTCGTAAGATGATGCAGGATCGTAAGATTGATACCCGTCGTGTGGGTATCGTGCCTGTCTCCACGGTGCAGGAATTCAGGACTCAGGCGATCAAGGTGGTGGATGAGTACATGAAGGTCAAAGCGTCCGACAGACCCCCTCTGCTGTTCGTTCTGGACTCTCTGGGAATGCTCTCCACCACAAAGGAACTGGAGGACTCTGCAGCGGGTAAGGAGACGCGAGATATGACCCGTGCCCAGGTGGTGAAGTCTATCTTCAGGATTCTGACTTTGAAGCTTGGTGTCGCTAAGATTCCTTTGATTGTAACTAACCACACATATGATGTTGTTGGTTCGTATGTTCCAATGAAAGAAATGGGTGGTGGTACTGGTCTTAAGTATGCTGCATCAACTATTGTATATCTCTCCAAGTCTAAAGAGAAAGAAGGTACTGAGATTGTTGGTAACATCATCAAGTGTAAAGCATTCAAGTCACGTTTTACAAAAGAGAATTCTCAGGTAGAAACTAGACTGTATTATGATGAACGAGGTCTTGACCGATACTATGGTCTGCTAGAACTCGGTGAGAAGTATGGAGTCTTTGAACGTGTTGGTAACAGATACAAGATTGGAGAAACATCTGTGTATCCAAAGTCTATTCTTTCAGATCCTGAGAAATATTTCACTACAGAAGTGATGGAACAACTTGACAAGGCTGCTCAGAAGGAGTACAGTTACGGTTCATTTGAAGAGGAGGAAGACCAACTTGATTGATAAGATTGAACGTAAAATTTTATCTAAGTTGATTCATGATGAATCTTATCTCCGTAAAGTAATTCCTTTCATCCAAGATATTTACTTTGATATTCATTCGGAAAAAACTATCTTTCAGGAGATCAACAATTTTGTAACTCAGTATGGTACATGTCCAACCAAGTCTGTACTATCAATTGAGATAGAAAACAGAACAGATCTTTCTGAAGATGGATATCAAGAATGCTCTAAGATTCTTGATGAACTTCGTGATGAGAAAGTAGATGAACAGTGGTTGATTGATACCACAGAGAAGTGGTGTAAAGAACGTGCAGTGTATCTTGCACTGATTGAGTCTGTAAAGATCGCGGATGGTAAGGATAAAACTAGGAGTCGTGATGCAATTCCTAGTATCCTTTCTGAGGCTTTGTCTATCAGTTTTGATGATCATGTTGGTCATGATTACTTCAGTGATGCAGATGCACGATATGAGTTCTATCACAAGAAAGAAGAGAAGATTCCATTTGATCTAGAGATGTTCAACAAGATCACTAAAGGTGGTCTTCCTAGTAAAACTCTGAACATTGCACTTGCAGGAACTGGTGTTGGTAAATCACTGTTTATGTGTCACCAAGCCGCATCTTGTTTGATGGATGGTAAGAATGTTTTGTACATTACTTTGGAGATGTCTGAGGAAAGAATTGCAGAACGTATTGATGCAAATCTATTCAACGTAGATATCAAGTCTCTGATGGATCTTCCTAAACCGATGTTTGATACTAAGGTGCAGAAGGTTCTGAAGAAGACTCAGGGAACTCTTATAATTAAAGAGTATCCAACAGCATCTGCTCATGCAGGACATTTCAAATCTCTACTTAACGAGCTATCTCTTAAGAAGGGATTTTCTCCAGACATTATTTTCATTGACTACCTCAACATTTGTTCTTCAAGTAGATTCAAAGGTACTATCGTTAACTCGTATACTTTTGTCAAAGCCATTGCAGAAGAACTTAGGGGACTTGCTGTAGAACATAATGTCCCCATCGTATCTGCTACACAAACTACTCGCACAGGTTATAGTTCTTCTGATGTTGATCTCACTGATACCAGTGAGTCCTTTGGCCTCCCTGCTACTGCTGACTTCATGTTTGCTCTCATCTCCACTGAGGAACTTGAGGAACTTAACCAAATCATGGTTAAACAACTCAAGAACCGATACAACGATCCCACGATGAACAAACGTTTTGTGATCGGTATTGACAGAGCTAAGATGAAGTTGTATAATCTAGAGGACAGTGCTCAGACGAACATTGTTGACTCTGGACGAGAAGAGGACGAAGAATACGCTTCTGTCCTTGATAAAAAATTCCGAAATTTTGATGGTTTCAAAGTATGACGCAACAAATTGATCAACATAAATACATTGACTTTGTAAATAACGTTACTAGTATTTCTTCTAGTAATCCCGA